TGCCCGATACGCTCCCGATTCATAACGTGTATTGCGTTCCTCCTGCCTGTTTTCTCTCCAAACGCCTTTACCCTTACCCACTCCCTCGGCTGCCTGTCTTGGAATGAAAGAGGGTGGAATTTTGAGATATGATAGGCTACCACTTCCCCGGCATTGTTCTTTTCCACTCCCTCGCAAAATAAAGGGTTTACCCTCTCTGCGTCCGGGGTGCTTACCCTGTCAGCTTCCACAAGTTCAATCCTTAAATCGTAAATACTCCCGATTCTCTTTGTGGTTGTCATAAGTGCAAAGGAATCCCCACTAAGCAGGGCATTGAGTAACGCCAACTGCTGCAACTGATAAAAATTATCTATCCGCTCAATATCGCAATTTTCGGATTCCGCCCAATGTGCAAACTCCCTTTCTATTGTTTCCTCTAACTCCCTTGCTTCCTCCTGCGTTATCCCTAAAAATTCCTCGTTGATTGTGCTTTTAAGGTGCAACCCCGTACCTACTGCATTTGTCCTAAGCCGTTTTACCGCCCCTGTGGCAATGTTTGACCCTCCGCAATATAAATCCCTGCTTCTCTGCCGTAACGTGTCTACATGCTCTTCTATGTCCTCTCTGTGGCTTCCTCCGCCGTGCGTCCACCCTATAACGGCTTTCTTGGTGGAATTTGCCCCATAGTTCCCATATCCGCTATTGATTAGGCTTAACCTCTGCCTTGCAACCTCTCTTTTCAATGCCCTTTCGGGGGAAATTGCATTTACCGCCCTGTCTAACCAATTCACAACGCCCTTACCTCCTTTCCGTGCTACAAAATCCTGATTCCGTGCTACAATCTTTCGCATGAAAAAAGCACCTTAGAAACGTCTGTGCGTTTCCTTTGGTGCTTTTGCTATTTTATATAATATCATAAAAAATCGGGCAATGGCGGGCAATCTTTTATTTTCTTTCCTCGTAGGTGTAAACCCCCGAATTATCGGGCGTTATATCCCCTATTACCTCTTCTGTCCTGCCCTCATTATCTATTTTCCCATACTCCGCTACGTTTTCCATTGAGCCTACAAAACAAATCCCCGTGCCGTCATTACAGACAATCGTAAACCAATTATAACCGCTGTCCTTTACTACGGTATCTGCAAATTCCTTAAAATCTTCCTGCGTGATGTTCTGCAGGTCCTCCTTGCTGATTTCAATATAGGCTCTTTCCCCTATCTTTTCCGTTCCGCTTCCGTTCATTACCTCCGCCGTCTTTACCTTTGCCTGCGTCAGAGGGTTTTTATGTACCGCCGGGTAAATCTGCTCTGTACCCTGCATTACCGTATCTACGGCATTGTCCTTTAAGGTCACTTCCAACTGCAATAAGCCGGCCCATACCGTATAGACGTTATCGCCGTTTCCCTTGAAAACATACTGCGTCTTTTCATCTACGCCACATTCCGTAACAAGTATAGTAAAGACGCTATCCGCTTCCTCCTGCGACAATCCCATAGTGCTTTTTATGGTCCCTATGGAATCCTCGTAAAACTCGTATTCCGCTTTCAGATTTTCGGATAAGTCAGAAGTGTTTACCCCCCCGAACAAGCGTTCAGTGTCAGCATTACGGCGGTGGCGACCGCCAAAACAGAAAACTTTTTCATGTCCTTATTACCTCCTAAAATTTTTTCTCCATTATACCACGTCCGCCCTATGATGTCTTTAGGATTTAAAAATTTTATAAATCCCTCGGCACAATCCTATATACCCTGTTCCTCCCTTTATTCTTGGCTACATTCTCCAATGCAGATACCTTGTTGCTCCAATACTCTATCTGCCTGCGTATTTCGCCCAAATCCGCCCTTGTAAAGGATTTACCGCCTATTGTATAGGCTTGGTTGATTGCAACCTCTGTTTCGGCTTCTAGCCACGTTTCCAAGTGCTTCTTTGCTACTTCTAATGTGATTGCTGCCATTATGTGATACCTCCGCTTCTATTCCCCCGCCGTCTGCCCCTCTTCGGCGGTGTCTGTGTGCTGTTTCCTGCTGCCTTTTTTAACGGCTCTTTGAGGGTCAATCCTGTTATTTCTATTGCTGCCTGTGCATAATTACGGCAATCCAAAGGCTCATTACGTTTCGTTTCCCCTGTCAGTTCCCAAACAAAGTACGGTCTGCCTTTCTTGTACCGTAGTACCTGTTTCTCCGCCGTCAATCCCTTAAAATAATCCTCGTCATACCCCCGGATATATCCGTTTTCATCTTTAGGGAAGTGGCAGTATCCCGGTCCCTCTTCCTCAATCTGCAACCTCTGCAATAGCAGGGATTTCCCGGTATCTACCCCCAACGTGAACAAATACGCCTGCTCTCGGTTATTCTTTGACGGCTTCGGGATATATGGGCGGTCTGTGCCGTCCTTTCCCTTTATGGCAAATATCTTTCTTGCTGTCCTTGCCTTGCAGAATCGGTAAACCTTATTTGTGAAATGCCCGCCGGAATCCATGCAGGCACATATAATACGCAATTCCGTACCATCTGCTTTCTTGAATTTCTGCAAAAGAAATTCATCAAGATTTTTCCATATCTCGGCTTGCTTCAAATCTCCGTATATCCTCTTGTAGACGATTCCGTAAGATTCATGCCCTACACCCCAACCGACAACCTCAATTTCAAATCTATCGTCCTGCGTGTCAATCCCTGCCGTTATCGCTATGACCTCTTCCGGCACTTCGCAACGGTATTTCTCACGCCGTTTTAACAAATCCTCTTTGTTGGCACTTTCGCCCTCTTCCTCCCAGGTCTGCCCCAACTCGGTATTGACCCAAGATTTCATCAGCTCCACATTGCCCTTTTTTAGTGCCTGGTCCGCTTCGATAAATCCTTTTATAATCTTTTCCCAACCAAAGAACGTAGACGCTAAAGAATTGAAATGAAAACCCCTCACTTTTCGGTTAGGGTACTTGGCTACATATTTCCCCTCGTTAAAATGGTCTTTCCATTCAATCTCTGAATGGATGCAACCGCACTTTGCACAAGCGTATGTAATGCTTTGTACCTCCCCGTCTGCGTCAACCGTGTATGTAAGGTTTCCCCATTCCAACGGCTGCAACTCCCCGCAACTCGGACAAGGTACATTCCATTCCTCCATTGTGGAATGTTCGTACTCCATTTCAATACGGGATACGCCTTTTATGGTAGGGGTGCTTGTGTCTACCTCCTTACGATTCCAATATGTCGTTAAACGCTTCCCCGCAAGTATCAGAGGGTCCCCCTCCGCCCCTGCGGTCGGCGGGTATGCGTCTATTTCGTCCGCAAGCAGAACACGGATAGGACGGCTTCTAAGTTCTGTCGGAGAATTTGCCCCGGTCATTGTGATACGTCCGCCGGGGAACGCCTTTTTAAATATCGTGTTTCCGCTTGTCCTGCTCTTCTCGTTTATCTTATCCCTTAAAGCCGGGGTATCCCTTACCATTGGCATAAGCCTATCTTTGCTCATGGTTTCCGCAAGCGATAATGTCGGCTGCATACATAGCATTGTGCAGGGGTCATAGTGCATATAATAGCCTATGGTATTAAGCAGAAAAGCGTCTGTTTTCCCCATTTGTGCAGCACTCATTACCACGACCTTTTCAATGGATATATCGGTTATAGCGTCCATGATTTCCCGCTGCCACGGTGCTTTTGATGTATCCCAACGTCCGCCTTTGCTGCCGGATTCAGAGGAAAGACGGCGGTATTTGTCCGCCCATTGGGATAATGTAAGGTCGGGCGGTGGCTCTAACACCTTAAATATCCGATTGAAAAGGTCAATCGTTTCCCTCTTCATCTTCTTTTATTTCCTCCTTAAAAACTTCCTCAAAATTTGACAACTCGGCTAACGCTTCCTTTATCCTGCCGTTGAGGTATATAAAGATTTTCGCCTTGTCTGTCATGTTTGCCAACTTCTCGGCTTCCTCTGCCGGAATCGCAC